GGAAAGGAAGAGGGGAATGCTTGGTAATAAGGAGATGAAAAAGACAAAAGATAAATATCTGTGTGCATTTTTCCTGGTTTATATGGTTGCATTGTTCCGCATTACTGTTTTCCGTTCAAACTTCAGCCTGTTTCATGTCATGGAGAACGGAACAATCAACCTGTCCTTGTTTCAGGACTATATTCCTTTCATCAGGCAGGGAAGATGGTTTCTGTTCCTGTACCTGTTTGTGGGCAATATTATCTGGTTTGTTCCATTTGGAAGCATGATTCTGTTATCCGGTAAGGTGAAGGGTATCTGGGGTGCGGCATTATGCGGGTTATTACTATCCTTTATCATTGAAACACTGCAGTATATATTTGGGACGGGCGTGTCAGAACTGGATGATTTGGTATTAAATACAATGGGGGCTGGATTAGGGGTGGCAGTGGTACGGCTGTATCGGCATTACCAATGCCGTCTGGGACGGAAACGGGAAGTACCGCAAGCGTCAGCGGAGCAGAATGGGGGTTAGGATGAAATACTTTGGTAATGGATTAAGTGAACTGCACAAAGAATTGAATACAATTATCCGCAAAGCGGATAAATTGGAGGAGGCAAAGACACTGTTTTTTGAACTGCATTCCAAGCTGCATGCATCATCAATGACAGGGGCAGAACAGAATGAAACCGATAGTCTGCTTGGTGACCTTATGCCCAGCGAATACCGTATCATGCCAACCTCGAAAGATGAAACAATTGCATGGGTATTATGGCATATTGCAAGAATTGAAGATCTGACCATGGGAATTCTTGTTGACGGGGGAGGGCAGGTGTTTGACAGCAGATGGAAAAGACAGATGAACGTCCACATTTCAGACACAGGTAATGCTTTGTCAGATGATGAAATCATGGAATTGAGTGCCGGGCTGGACATGAAAGAACTCATTGCATACCGGAATGCGGTTGGACAAAGGACACAGGATATTGTAAAGTCGCTTTCTGCAGACGATATGAAGCGCAGGGTTTCTGCCCAAGGACTTGAGGCTGTTAAACAGTCCGGCGGTGTGACGGACCAGGAAGAGTCATTGTGGCTTCTTGACTTTTGGGAAAAAAAGGACGTAGCAGGTCTGCTGCTAATGCCCCCGACACGCCATGTTATCCTGCACTTAAATGACTGCGGCAAGTGGAAACAGCATATCCGCGACAATAAGAAGTGCTTTCGCCGTGCGTAGCGCCAGATTTCATAAATGATATGGTAAAAACCATGTGAATCGGAAAATGGTTTAAGGTGCTTGGGCATAAATAGGGTATGTCTTTAACTATTCGCGAAACAACACTTTAACGAATAGTTAGTGGGAAATCTATGTATCTATCAGATAATCTATCATTAAATCCATTAAATTAAAATTGAATATTGGAGGTGGTCTTCCCGTGGAATCAAGGCGTTTCATGGTTGTTATTTCTGCGCTTTTTTTATCCGTAGTATCTGCCTTTCCTTCCTTTGCTATGGTTGCGACTCCTTCAGATGCCATGGCTCCGGTTGCTACGTCCAGTAATGCATTGCCGTCCCAGGATTATATGGATGCGGATGATTTTGATACGTTGGACGTGCCTTTGTATATGGCTTCTGGGGATGAATTTAGTATTATTCCATCTGCTGATGTTAGGAACTCTTCTACTGGCGAATTTATACGGTCATATAATGGTATTTATAAAGGTACGTCATCTGGTTACAATTTTTTTAGGTTTCCCACATTGACTTCTGGTCAGGCTTATAATGTCGTTTATTATTATCTGCCTAAAGAATATTTTCCTAAACCCGGTACATATGGAGTTACTTTTAAATTTGCCATTGGTGATATAGGTTTTACATCTAATTATGCCAAGGTATATATACGTTCTGGTGGGCAGAATATTTCTGAATCTTCTAATGATGCACGTGCTACTCTTAATAGGGATGGTAATATATTTAGTTGTACTGGTAATGTCAAGATTGATTATAGTACTACTAAAGTTGGGTTCGGTATCCTCATTTCTGAGAGGTTGCAGAATGTGGATATTGGTATACCTGTATCCAATCCGTATACGTTTACCTTTAAACAACAAAGCGGTGAGACTGCTATCCCGCCATCTTCTGATACTGGTAATGGTGGTGTCAGTGATGCAATAGCTGATAATACTGCTCAGCAGGTCGAACAGGGTGACACAATAATCGAACTGATAAAAAATACAATACAGACAATTTCAAGCCAGCTTACAGCCTTTTGGAACCAGCTTGCAGGTGAATTTACGAATCTCTATAGTAAGATGACCCAGCAGCATTCTGAACAGTTACAGGCTGACCGGGATAATACGGATGATATGATAGCCGCTGGGCAGTCCAATACCACGGATATCATTAACAATAACAATGCGAACACGGATAAGGTCACGGGCGGTTATGATAACTCCGGTATGCTTTCCGAAAATGACCGCCTGAATAGTTCCCTTGATGGATATCAGAAGCAGGAGGACGAGGTTTTCAATCAGGCAAAGGATAAGGTTGATTCTTTTGAATATGGTAATCATTTCGATAGGTTCACGGCCCCTCTTGCGGATATCTCCTTCTTCCTTACGGGTATCTATGATGGCCTGGGTTCCCTGAATGTCCCTATTGCGTTTGCCCTTACGCTGTCCATATCCCTGCTGGCGGTTGGGTACTATCGGTTCAAGTCTGGCAGTTAGGAGGTGTCTGCATGTTTAAGTTCTTTGAGGGGATTTTAGCTTTCCTGACAACTGCCATCAATTTCATCATTAATCTGTTTGAAATGGCTGTCCAGGTGGTTGTCAACGTGGGCCGTGGGATTGCCTGGCTCTTTGCCTGTCTCTCCTATCTCCCATCCTGGCTCGTTGCGTTCCTGGCGGTTCCTGTTGCCCTTGCGGTCATATTCCAGATTATAAATAAGGGGTCCTGATTATGCGTGATGTGATTACATTCTGTGTGGATATACTGGTACATATTGTTGGCTGTCTGTTTTCTTTGGATATAGGAGGTTATAGCTTTGGTGATTTTCTTACGGCGTGTCTGGTCGTGTCGGTGTTCATCTCTTCCCTTGTTGTATCCTTCAAGGGTGCGGGTGGTTCCCCTGGTTCCGCTGTCCGGCCTCCCAGGCCGCATAAGCAGACTAAGGGCCGTCCTTCTGGTAAGTCTGGTTAGTACGTTCCTGTTTCTGTTTTCGGTTCCTGTCTATGCTTCGGTTGCCACTTCTTCCGAAGCGGAAAGGGATGATGGTTCTGGTATGCCTATATCTGGTTCCTTGAGTGAGGAGGAATGGGAGGATTTTCAGGAAAGGATGGACGATATCAATGGAAATTTTGATGACACTGGCTTGTCAGCCTTCGTTCTTGATGATGTTTTTCTGGATTATATGTATTATCATTTCCGTGACCTTGTTGTTGCTGATGTTGCATCTGCATCAGAAGCTAAGAAGGTGGATGTGGACGAGGTACAGGATGTGGATGGCGTGCTGGAATCTGTTATACCGTATGAGGATATATCCACATATTCGTTACTATCTTCCGTTCCTCAGGATGCTTATGTTAACTGTGTCCGTTATGATTGCGTGGTTGATGGTAAGACGTGTACTCTCCTGTTCCCAACTACTAGCCGCGGCTCTCTTTCCATAGATGGCAATGGGTATCTATGGAACATGTCCACGTCCAATGTCCAGGGCCGTCTGTTCTATGATGGGTTCTCGCCTATGGATGATACGGGTACCATTGTTTATCTTACCCCCTGTTTAGGGAATAACTTTAGTACCTTGAATAATTATGGTAGTCCTAACTATATCCGCCGTTATTACTGGTCTGGTAGCCGTCTTACGTATGATGAGAAGTATGTTTCGATTCATGTTGAGGATGCCCCGTTCAGCTTCTATACGGATGATATGGTGCAGTATTCACTTTTATTGATTGGAGGTGCCATCCTGTTATGTTTATTGAAAAAGTCGCTTCGTTGATTGGCCTTGTCCCTGTCCAGTTTGAACCGCTTGTCTATGTGATGGGTTTCATCCTGTTCCTCTGGCTGATTGATGGTTTCTTATGGCTGGCAAGGTATCTTGTATGCGGGGGTAGGTGATATGTGTGTTCTCGGAAGTCAATGTGGTTGTTGATTGGATATTCGCACAGTTATCGGTGTTTGTCCGTTTCCTTTGGAATGACTGCGCCTGGGTTGGGGTACTGGTCATATCACTTCCCTTAATCCGGCGGGTTATTAATATATTCAAACAAATTTTATCATGATAGGAGGTTGTTTTCTATGTCGAAAGTTCGTTGTTTCTTACGGAAATACCGGGCTGTCCCCGTGACTGCTGTTTCGGTTGTTTCCATGTCCTTCCCTGCGTTTGCATCGGATGCTGATGCGCCTGGGATGACGTCCCTTCTCGGTTCCTTTACGGATGTGGCGGCCTGGATGTGGTCTGAGATTGGTAAGTTGCTTACCTGGATTCTGGGTCAGCCCATCCTGCTCCTTGCAATGTCCCTGTTCTTCGTGGGTGCCATTGTATCATTCTTCATCCGTGTGTTCCATTCTGTCTAGGAGGTGATTTTTTATGTCGGAACTTTTAAGTGCCTTTACCCAGGTTGCGGCCTGGATGTGGTCTGAGATTGGTTTATTACTTGGCTGGATCCTGAACCAGCCCATCCTGCTCCTTGCAATGTCCCTGTTCTTCGTGGGTGCCATTGTATCGTTCTTCATCCGTGTGTTCCATTCGGTTTGATGTGTCATGTTCCGGGGGTCTTACGGCCCCTGGATGAACTTTGGAGGTATTGCCATGATTGATTTCCTGACGGCTTTTTCTGAAATATTCCTATACCCGGTATCCCTTATGATGGATTATGAGAATCCCTTATATTATGGCATGATAGCCATATTGGTTACTGCTGGCATCGTGTCTGTGGTTAGGAGGTTGTTATCTTGTATGTCTTAGGTGTCATCATTGTCCTTGCGTTCTGTGTGTTCATGTTCCTTGCTGTCCATGCGTACCGTTACCGTAATCCGTATAAGCTTTATATGTGCTTTGGTAAGAAGGGTTCCGGCAAGACCACGCTAATGACGAAGCTTGCCCTCCAATATCAGAAAAAGGGCTGGAATGTGTATTGTGACAGGGAACTTCCTGGTTGTATCCAATTCAGGACGGAGGACTTTGGTTTATATCAGTTCCCTCCTGATTCCCTGATTCTGGTTGACGAGGTAGGGCTAGTCTGGGATAACAGGAATTATAAGAGTTTCCCTGAACATGTGAAGGTGTATTTTAAATATCAGCGTCAGTACCGGCATGTGGTATACCTGTTCAGCCAGTCCTTTGATATTGATAAGAAGATACGTGACCTGACCGACCATCTATATATCGTCCAGAACTGTTTCAACTGTTTCTCGATTGCCCGACGTGTCACTAAATCCCTCACGGTTGTACATGCGGATAAATCGGCCCAGGGTGAAAGCAAGATAGTGGATGATTATAACATTGATTCCCTACTCCTTGCTCCCTTTGGTTCCGTCCGCGTTACCTATATCCCTAAGTACGCAAGGTATTTTAAGAGTTTCAATCCTCCTGAACTTCCGTCATTTGAGGGCATCCCTCTCCCTGCTCTGCCTGGACGTAGCAAGCGCCAGACGCTGGTCGGCGCGGCGAAGGAAAGGCAGGATATACTTCGTTTCTGGAAACGTCATTGAATCATGTATGAGGTTTCCTTGTTAGTCTGAATCATCTTTTATGCTCCTGTACATGGCCCTTATGATGATTAACAATATGAGGATTATGCACACGTGGGCTGTGTATTCCCACATCAGTACCGTGTAGATAATCCGCAAAAAAATCGTCAAAAATATACCCCCCCCCTGCAACTGTATGGAATTGCT